GCTCATTTATGAGGTATCTTGTTAGTAGGCCGTCCTTATCTTATTAAAGACAAAGATGGTAACCAACATGAACTTTATTATGAAGTTGGACAACCAATGGGGGCGTTAAGCTCCTTCCATATGATGGCTTTATTCCATCATGCAATTATACAATGAGCGTTTTATAGAGTTTGCTCTAAAAATAACTCAAAGGTTTCATGATTTGAAGATTACTGTATCGTAGGAGATGACGTTGTCATTTCTGATGATATGGTAGCCGAAGAATATTTACGGATCATGTCGCAATTAGGGGTTAGTGTTGGAATACACAAATCTCTTATATCATCTCAGAAAGGTAGACTCGTAACAGAGTTTATTAAGAAGACTTGATATTCTCCTAAAAAGGGAATTGTACATGATGTTTCTGCAGTACCTATATCAGAATGATGGGTAGCTCGACAAATGCTATCTGCATCAGTCGAGTTTGCACGTAAGTACTCGCTCTCTATTTCTCAATTCCTTGATTTATGAGGAGTAGGATTTAGGGTTAAAGCGCGACTTAATGCTAATCTACAGACTATTAGTAGAAGAACACGAGGTCGAATCTTAGCGTATTTCTCTCCTTTAGGAGTACAGGTAAATTCATTCACAAAATGGGTTAGCCTTAAGGCAACTAAAGCGTCATATAAAACTACAATGAAGAAACAATTACTTCTAATAGAATCCCTAATTAAAGGTGATTTACAAGAACTTCTTGACAAATGGGATAAACCCCATTTCCAGGAACTATTGAAAACTATTAAACGATTCGTCGAAGTCAGGCGTGATCGGGAGTATTATGGGACTTCTCCTAGGCGTTCAGATAGACTCCATGATTTTATAGATCTGGAACTTTATCAAAACGATGTTCACTACGGGTTCAAAAGGTTTGTTACCTTAGACAGTAGGGGGGATAGATTGAATTACAATATTGAGTTCACTTCTAGAAGCCAAGCCGAAGAACATATGAAAATAGTGAATAATATCCAATTCGTTCTGGATCAGCTCGTTGAGCTGGTCTATCGCGAGGGATTCCTAGATGTCATTATTGACTTTAGAGATTTACGTAATGAAATTGAAGATTTTATGTTGGTTGATCATTCTGCTACTGAGGCATCTCTAAGTAAAATGATCGAATTGTCGGATGAAATATTTGAAAGGGTTAAAAACCTTGAGGATAGATTTTCAGAGTTACCACTTCCTACCCGAATCTTTAAGAGAGTCGAGGAAGCTGTTACTGTGAAAGAACCGCAATTGGTAAGAAGATGGGATAAATATTCCAAAATTTTACGATCAACGAAATCTTAATTCATTAAGATAATTAGCGAAACAAAGAGAACAACCTATGATAACCTCTAATTTAGCTGCATTAGGTAGTTACCAAAAATTATGAGAATCTCCGGAGCATTTATTACCAAGCTTGTGCAATGATTATGTACTTGTTTGTATGCTCATAACAGAGTTATCCCTGAAGAGGGAAAGGAGAGGACTATAAGGACTTTGAGATGAGGATTCTACCTCAAAGGGTAAACACCAAGGAATGCGGACCGGTAATATAGATATGGCGATTTACTATATTAGTTATTGCCTAGCAATAAATCTTAGAAAAGAGATACGGTCAACACTTACACTTATCATAGAAATGAGAGTTGTTTAATCAAGATCCTCCAATAGTAAGGATAACCTTATAAAGGATCGAGTTATTAAGATAGTTAAATTTAAGCTGTAATAAAAGAAATAATAATAATCTATCTAAAACACTCTTAAGACTACTAAAAGTAATGCGAACTATACAGATTCTGTATCTTATACCTTTCTGGATACTTGACCAATACAGACTCATCCTAGCGCCTAATTTCAATCATACTGACTTATCGTAAAACACGTTGCAATTATGACGATGAATGATAATAAACTATAGTTTAATTAACTTAATACACAGGTTAATATGTTTTCATATGAATTGGAATTAGGAAAGCAATGAGAATGCAAGGAACGAAGGAAATTGGTAGAAATACAGCTGAAAAGCCTTAGGTGCCTAATGGAGAGAAAGTAAATGTTATTTTTATCTGTTATGTGATCTATGGTCTCTACAAATATCATGTTTATGATAAGAGTAATTCGCTTTAATAAAAATAAAAAAAATAACTAGTTACATAGGATGTGGAGAGGTAGAACTATAATATCAGTACAGTCTTATCTATTAATTATTAAGATAACTTGGTTACTGTAAGGTAATCTGACCTGGCGAAGGCAACCTTTGATTTTGGTAAATTGTAACAATAAACCAAGTAGTCAATGAAATGCAACGAGACCTTTCCTAATTTCGTAGACGTAGAGATCAGTTTGAGACTCTAGTCATTATATGGTAAAAAAA